GTATCAATCAAGCAGAGTAAAGATGGTGTTCTAAAGCAGGTTGTTCCTGATATCAAGAAACTAAAGAATAAGTATGAGTTGCTATGGGACCAGAAGTCACCAGAGGGTTATCTGAAGATCATGGCAGTTCTACAGAAGTTTGTCGATCAAGCTATCTCCGTGAACACCTCCTACAATCCAGCCCACTATCCAGAGGGTAAGATTCCTCTATCAGAGATGATCGGGCACTTGCTGATGTTTTATAAACTCGGAGGCAAAAACCTATACTATTTCAACACCAATGATCAGTCTGGTGAGATTGAAGATACACTAGCACCAGGTGAAGTTGATCAGGAAGATTGTGATAGTTGTAAAATCTGATGTTGGATACTGGAATATCGCGAGTCACATCTTATTTATATAAAGGAGTTTTGTTATGAAGTATTTCATGGATTGTGAATATAACGGCTTCGGAGGGCAGCTACTTAGTCTAGCTTTGGTACGTGAAGACGGGCATAGCCTATATATCAAATATGAGACAATCCAAGAGATTGATCCATGGGTTGCTATAAATGTTATGCCCGTCATTATTAATGTACCCAAAGGCGTTAAGATGCAAGTTGCTTCTCTATTGGACAATCGCGGCGCACATATGATCCAAGAGTTCTTCGGTGATGATCCATGCCCTGTGATTACTACAGATTGGCCAGATGACATCAAGTATCTTTGTCAGGCAATGATTACTGGTCCAGGTGAGATGATTGCCGTTCCTAGGATCATCTTTGATATGGTGCGCGTTGATGCTTATCCAACTACACTACCTGGTGCTATTCGACACAATGCTTGGTGGGATGCTTCTGCACTAAAGCACATGTTTGAAAGTGTCTAGTTATGCGATATATTCGAATAAATAATAACAAATGGGAAGAGAACGGCAAAGTCTACGAGGTGGTTGAAGCTAAGAACTATTCAAACTCCACCAAGATTGACTTTGTTTTAAAAGATGAAACTCATGTTTGGCGACAAACTTTTCCTGCAAATCAAGTAGAATGGATAGACGAAAGCGATGTCAGTTTTTAATAACAACAGATTTGACGCAACACAACAGACTTGCTTCTTTGGTGAGAATGTAAACATCGCTAGATATGACAAACAACGCTATCCAATCTTTGAAAAACTAACTGATAAACAACTCGGTTTCTTCTGGCGACCAGAAGAAGTTGATCTGTCTCGCGATGGCAAAGACTTCAAGGCACTAAATGACCATGAGAAACACATTTTTACCTCGAACCTTAAGCGTCAGATTCTACTTGATTCTGTACAAGGTCGGGCTCCTTCGCTTGCTTTCCTCCCTGTGTGTTCGCTACCAGAGTTGGAGACCTGGATCCAAACTTGGGCTTTCAGTGAGACGATTCATAGTAGATCGTACACTCACATCATTCGCAATGTATACAGTGATCCAAGTAGAGTATTCGATGAGATGCTCGACATCCCAGAAATCTTAGACTGTGCCGAGGATATCAGCAAGTATTATGATGATTTGATTACTCTAAACAATACACTTGGTTGTCCAGAATCGGAATATGGTTATACGCCAAAGTATCGATATGATCACAAGAAAGCATTATGGTTATGTCTCAATGCTGTCAATGCTCTAGAAGGAGTTAGATTCTATGTATCATTCGCCTGCTCTTGGGCATTTGCTGAAGTCAAGAAAATGGAAGGCAATGCTAAGATCATTAAACTCATTGCCAGAGACGAGAACGTTCATCTTGCCTCAACTCAAAATCTCCTCAAGATACTACCGAAAGAGGATGAAGACTTTGCGAGAATACGGGAAGAGACACGGGATGAATGTGCTGCTATCTTTCACCGAGTCATCGATCAAGAAAAGGGGTGGGCACGCTATCTCTTTCATCAGGGGTCGATGATTGGTCTAAATGAACAACTGCTGTGTGACTATGTAGATCACATTGCAGCAAAGCGTATGAGCAATATCGGTCTTCCAGGTAAGTCAGGACCTAATCCTCTACCATGGACTGCTAAATGGATTAGTGGTTCTGATGTACAAGTAGCACCCCAGGAAACAGAGATTACCAGTTATGTTTCTGGTGGCGTGAAAAAAGATATCACGGACACGACATTTTCTAACTTTACCCTATGACAACTTATATAAGTATACGTGAAGCAACCGAGGTTGACTATCCTAGAATGATAGAGATAGAGAAAGCCTCATTTGAAACAGACACGATTACGATTGATGAACTTGAAGACTACCAATCATTTGGTTGTAATGTCAATGTTCTTCAGATCAATGATGATATAGCAGGCTTCTATATAAGTTATGTCTATGATGACGATCAAGATCAATCTGAATATCTAGAAACTTTAGAGATTGACCCACAATACCGCGGGCAAGGATACTCTAAACTGCTTTTACAACACTATATCGATAATAAGACTATACCATGGTCCCCTCTCACTTTACACTGTAGAGTAGAGAACGATGTGGCTCTGTCTTTATATAATGCATACGGTTTTACTATTATTGAGTTGGTCCTTGGCTTTTACGATGATGGAGGTAATGCATACAAACTCGTAAGGAGCTAATACCCAGAAATGAAGACCAAGATACACCCTATCTTTGGTAATGTTTCGCAATACGATTTACAAGTTTACGATTTAGAACTAGACCTGGAAAACTCGCGTGAAGTGGACGCCCTCGAACAAGGTTGGTTGATTAACGATAGAAAGTGGTATAACTCACGTTCTGTCCGCATCGACTGCAATCTATTCGATAAGAAAACTAAACCACTAAAGGGTTATAAAGTAACCCACGTTGAATCGATTGAGGATATGTCAGACGTTGGTACCGTATTCGGTATGTTTACAGCAAGACGTAACCTCGATGACATTTATACAATAGAAATCGATCTAGATCGTGCAACATGGATTCTTGTGCATAACAATGCAGGAGACTTGGTTGCATTTTCTAAGATGACAACTTATGACGGTGGGCTTGAAACACAGTTTACCGCATGGGACTATTCAGAACCAAAAGCTTCTATCTCACGCCACTTAGTGGCATATGAAGTAGAGTTAGCCAAGAAGATGGGATATTATCATCTTTACATTGGTTCTGGCTATGGAAATATTGGTATCTACAAGTCACAGTTCAAAGGTTTTGAATGGTGGGATGGAAAACAGTGGTCTACCGACATTGATAAGTATGTCGAAGTCTGCCACAGAGATGACTCCATCAAAACCCTTCAAGACTTATCTGGATTGATTAATGGCCCTACCTAAAGTTCATAGTTTTCGTGTCCATACAATGCTTCACGATCCTGCCTTTCAAAAAGAGATTGGTAGGACCGTGAAGATCATTAACAAGTATGATGTTCCTTATGTTGCTGGTTATTCCAAAGACAGTAAAGACATCTACATTGATAGACACATGAACGTTGACTTTAATGGTACAGATATCACAAAATACCTCCTTGTTCACGAAAGAGTGGAGAAGGCCTTGATAGATGTGTTTGGGCTTCGATACCAAGAAGCCCATCACATTGCGTTAGCAGTAGAGCATGATGCAGTTGTTGGGGATGGGCTAAACTGGAGAGCATACGATAAGTTTGTTGATAAATACGTCAAGAAACTTGATCATGAAAACCTCAAGTTATCACCACCAAATCTAGACCTCACGCCCTACGAAGACGAAAAGGACTTCTCCAAGTTCGTGAAAAAACGGAGTAAACAAAATGATTGATTGGATCGAATGTTCTGTCTGTGAAACAGAATACAAGTTGATTAGTAAAGAACCAGGCATACAAGTTGAGTTTTGTCCATTTTGTGGCGTTGATGCTGATAGCCAGTTCACACCAGAAGAAGTAGACGACGAAGATGAAGAGTTCGATAGTTAAATGGATTATGAAAATCCATGGATCTACGATGGGGAACCCTTTACTGATGCACAGGCTGATGGTCATTTTGCATTTGTTTACTTGATAACAAACAAAGTTACTGGTCGAAAATATCTTGGCAAAAAACTCTTTACAATGGCTGGCTATAAGACTATAAAGGGTAAGAAGAAGAAGATTCGCAAGCCTAGCGATTGGAAGACCTATTATGGTTCTTCTCCAAGTCTGAAAGCAGATGTTGAAGACTTAGGCAAAGAAAACTTTTCTCGCCAGATACTAAAAGTTGTTGACAATAGATCATCCGCCAGTTATTATGAAGCGAAAGAGATGTTTGCTGTGGATGCGATTCTCTCAGATGAGTATTATAATGATTGGTGTACTATAAAGATTTCATCGATGCATGTGAAAGCAATCTATAAATGAGATAGGTTCTGTCAGTTGTACCTTAAACGACTGTCAAATGTTATAACATTGTTTTATTTTAATGGAGAATACTGAATGAAGAATCTTATGTTTGCCCTCGCGGCTCTTACCGCTGTTGCTGCTACTCCTGCAATGGCAGACAGCTTTGTCGGCCCTCGTGTAACTGGCGTTGTCGGCTATCAGGACATCACTGCAATCCCATCAAACCGTTCATTCACTTATGGTGTTGAAGCTGGTTATGACAGCAAGCTTGTTGGTCCTGTTACCGTAGGCGTTGAAGCTGGTCTAGACAACGTATTTGACCGCACCGATGTTAACGTTGGTGGTCGTCTTGGCTATGAAGTAACTCCACATACTCTAGTGTATGCTGGTCTAGGTTATGACAACCTCCGTGATCTAGAAGCACACAATCTCCAGGGTCTTCGCGCTACCGCAGGTCTTGACGTTAACGTCATTGGTCATGTTTCGGTTGGTGCTCAGTACACCCACACCGATCTTGGCGCAGTCAAGAACAATGGTGCGGCTGGTACGGTGACCTTCCGCTTCTGATAAATAGAAGTACCACACCCCAGTGAGAATGCCCTCGGAGTTTCGGCTTCGGGGGCATTTTTTGTGGTTGACATTTTTGGCGAATCGTGTACATTGAGAAAGTAGTCAATGAGAAAAGGTGATTCGCAATGAGCATCGCAGTTATCATTCGTGACCAGATCAAAGCCATTGATCCTCGCGCACTGTGGGCTTGGGGTGCTAAAGACCTCGTGAACATGGGCGATGGGCTGAAGTTCAAATCCAGCGGGATGGCCAAGTGGAAGGGCTATGTTTACGTCAAGTACAACGAAGGCAAAGACCTTTACGACATTGACTTCTTCAAGATTCGTGGCATTGATGTAAAGTATGTCAAGAAACTCGAAGGCATCTATGTCGAAGATTTGGTCAGTGTGATTGATGAAGTTGTCGGTTAAGGAGATTTGTTATGATCACGAAGCTTTCAGGTGGTGCATTCGAACTTCAAACAGGTCGCCCATGGACTTGGGGTATCTCGCCATTTCGTGAAGGTGAAGCACTGAAACTGAAACGAGAAGAGTCTGGTCGCTGGTTCTTTGAAATCAACGAGGTGCAATATTCTGCCAAGCAGATCGCGCCACACCTCAAAGATATCCAAATGCACTCTTGACATTTATCCAGAATCGTCTATGGTAAGAATGTAGTCATTGAGAAAGGTTGATTCGCTATGGGACGTTCAGTTGATTATGCCAGTGGCGCCGGCGCTGTGGTCTATGTTGATGTTTCGTACATTCAGGACTCCTGGGAATGGGATGACTTTGTAGATGATGTGCAGAGCATCGTCAAGGATGCCTACAAATCGTTTGACAACGAAGACAAGTGGATTGGGCGTGAACTTCGTGCCATTCTGGAAAACAGGTTCGCTCAAGTTGTAGTTTCGGAATACTGTGGGCTGGCCAGCATTTCTCTGGTCGCCAAAGAGTACGATTGCTACTACAGCGATGAGATTTCTTTGCAGAATCTTGCCCATGCTTGGGTCAATCGGATTGCACCCAACTTTGAAAAGGTGTTGAACAAGGCTTTCAACTGCTATGCCAAGATCGGCAGTTTCAGCAACGGCGAAGGTGTTTACGAAAAAATCGCTGCTTGACATTATTCCTGATTCTGTTATGATGAAAAAGTAGTCAGTGAGAGAGATTCGAATCATGAAAATGTTTGTTGCTCGTAATCACAATGGGACTTTCATTGCTAAAGGTGTTGACCTTGGAAATCTGATGGAAGAAGTCATGATCTATGAAGAAGTGACTGGCAATCGGTGCACCGTCGGCCGAGAAGAGTTTGAAGTTGAACTCAAGCGCAACATTTATCGCTGAGGAGAAGTTAAATGAAAATCCTAAAAGTAACCGTAACCGACAAGAACGCAGTTTATGTGAATGACACTCGTATCACTGGACGCGGATCAAAGTGGGGGATTCATTACACTGTTGACGAGTTTCGATGCGCTGCAAAAAATGTCCGAAATAGGTTGATTCAACGTGGTTATGGGAATATTCGGCTAGATGCAGATTATGCCGCTGAATTCGGAATTTAAGGAGAGTTAAAATGTTGTCTCGTATCCTGTTCGCACTAGGTATTGCACTGTTCTGTGGAATTGGTTTTTATATTCCTGACTATGTTAAGGGAACACTTGACCGAGCCGACATCGCTGTCCCGATGATGGCATATATTGCTTCATACATCACGTTGTCTATCAGGGATCGCCATGACTACTAAATCCTATCTTTACATTCTGGCAACTTGTTTCATTCTGATGGCTGCTTAATATGACAATGCATCTCCTAGGTCCTGCTTATACCACAAACTCAACTAAGAAACGCAAGCCGCAACTAAACACGGCGAAGTATGCTCAAGATTGGGTAGACTATAACAAGCAGATGAAGCGGCTTGGATCAAAAACCAAGACGTTCCAAGAGTATGTTGCATATCGACAAGGCAATGCCGCATACAAAACAAAGACCGTTAAGACTGGTATGGAAGCTTCCACATACGTTCGCAATGCGCCCAAGTATGAGACTGGTGATGGCATCGGTGTGACGTTTGCCAAAGCGCCTAACACATATACGGGCGACAAGCTGCTCGGCATCGCCACGATGCATAAGAGCAATCTGGTACCTGTCTTCAGTCAGGAAGACGCGGAAGATATTTCTAAAATGAGGCGATGACCGCTTGACATTTATCCCGAATCGTGTATGGTAAGAATATAGACAGAGAGAAGGGTTGATTCGTTATGGCTTACATGTCTCAGGAAAAGAAAGCTGCTATCGCTCCCAAGGTCAAAGCGATCCTCAAGAAGTACAATATGAAGGGTAGTCTGTCGGTTCGCCATCACAGCACTCTGATTCTGACCTTGAAAGAAGGTCCTCTGAAGTTCGCTCAGAACGAAAACGGTTATAGTCAGATGCACTTTTATCATCTGGAAAGCAACTATCAGGGCAAGGAACTTCAGTTCTTGAAGGAACTTCGTGTTGCTATGAACGACGGCAATCATGATAACAGCGATATTATGACCGACTACTTTGATGTGGGTTGGTACTCGTATGTTCATGCTGGTAAGTGGGATCAACCCTACAAGTTGGCTGCGTAAGGAGATTTGATTATGTTTTATGATGATGAACAAATACTGATTGGTGCGATGCGCAAGTTGGTCGCTGGAATGGAATCTACTCTCCGAGCAGCAGAGCGTGAAGAGTTGACTGGCGAAAGGATTGCCGGGTTGCAGATCAAGCTTGATCGGCTCCAATATCTTTTGGACGATTTTGTTGCTTGTGCGGAACGTTAATCATGTTTGTTCCTGGTGTTAGCCCCTATCGGACACCTCTTGCTCTTGATGGTATTAACTTCAGTGAGAAACACCATCTGGTTGGCTTCACCTGGCCATACGTAAACTCTAAAGGCAAGCAATATAACACAACCATGGTCGAACGTGGTTGGGTATGTGATTGCATTGGTTTCAACTTTCGTGGTAAGTGTAAGCACATCGCGATGGTTCACGAAAAAGTTTCTTCATGATGGAAGGTTATCATTTTGTTTGGATAAAGCGTCTATCTGATTGCGTCTGGGTGCGGGCTTTGGTTCCCGATTGGTATTATCCAGAACTTCCACCTCCTGGCGCACAACTTGAATATTAATCGAAAGGATACGTTATGATTCGTGAGAAGCAACCCAAGTCTGAAATCGTTATCGACCTGAGTGGTCCTGAAGGTAACGCATTTGTCCTCATGGGTTATGCCCGCCAGTATGCAAAGCAACTCGGGCTTGATGGTAAAGCTATTGTTTCGGAAATGATGGAAGTTTTTGAAAACCTTCTGGAAGTTTTTGATCGTCACTTTGGTGATTATGTCATTCTGGAGCGATAAGATCGCTTGACATTTATCCCGATTCGTTTATGATGAAAATATAGCTAGTGAGAAGGAATGATTCGTTATGACTGATATCCAAAGCAAGATCAAGGCTCGTATTCGCGCTCTCTCGGCTAAGACCGTCAAGAATGGCTGCTCGGAAGAAGAAGCACTTACCGCAATCAACATGGTGGGTAAGTTGCTCTCGCAATATAATCTGTCCATGAACGAGGTCGAACTTCGTGATGAAGTTTGTGACACTTTGAAGATTGATATTGGCAGCAAGGTCCGCAACGGCGTCTATTACGCTCTCTCGGATATCGCTGGCTTTACCGATTGTAAGGTGTGGACCAATCGTGGTGCTACTCTGAAGTATTGCTTCTTTGGTCAAGAAAGCGATCTTCTGATGGTGAAGTATCTTTATGATATTATCCTGTCGGCTATGGCAACTGAACTGGCAAAGTTCAAGAAGACTCCTGAATATAAGGGAGCATATAGCAAGAAAGGTGCTACCAGTTCGTTTACCACTGGTATGGCAATGCGTATTGGTCGTCGTCTGAACGAAATGAAGGCTCAGATGAACGGCGAAGAAAAAGCTGCACGAGGCGGCAGCAATGCTTTGATTGTTCTGAAGAATCAGGTTGTCAATCAGGCATATCGTGAACTTGGCTTGCGTCTTAAGAAGAAATATGGTACTACCACCATTCGTGATGGTGCAGCATATCGCAGCGGTCAGTCTGCTGGTGATCGTGTCAATCTTTCTCGCCCGATCAATGGTCCTGGCGGCAATGTTTTGCGCATTGCTGCTTGACATTTAAATCGAATCATATATAGTAAGAAATGTAGCGAGTGAGATTGGGAATGAAATGTTGATTTTGAGCGATTGCGACGGCGTTCTTCTAGACTGGGAGTTTGGTTTCGACCAGTGGATGCAGCGCAAAGGGTTCAAGCGGGTTCGGAGCGATGCCTATGGCATTGATCTTCGCTATGGAATCGAAAAGGTCGTAAGCAAACAACTTGTTCGTGATTTCAACGAAAGTGCGGCATGTGGCTTTCTGCCTCCTCTTCGGGATGCTGTGAAATACGTTCGCAAACTCTATGAAGAACATGGCGTACAGATTCGCGTCATTACCAGCTTGAGTCTGGATCCTGCCGCTGCTCGGCTTCGTGAACAAAACCTGAAGCGGTACTTCGGCGAAGCGATTGAAAGTGTCGTCTGCCTGGAATGTGGCGCAGATAAAGATGAAGCACTTGCTCCCTATAAGGGCAGCGGAATATACTTCATCGAGGACAAACCAGAGAACGTCGATTTGTGCGATAGTCTTGGTCTAAAAGGTATTTTGGTTGAACACGAACACAGTCATGATTATAAAGGCAAAGCCGTCTTGGTAAAATACTGGAAAGACATTTATAAGATTGTCAAACAATAATCCAACCCAAATGTTTTTCTTTATGTTCGATTTTATGTCTGAACGCCGATACAGTCATTGAATGTGCGTTTGCGGCTTGTGTGATAGATTCGTATATATTTCCATCAGGTGATATGCACGTTTTTTGATTTACACTTTTCTTTCCCGTATTTGCTTTAGATATCTTGTCTTTATGTTCTTGTGTATGTGGTTTTCTATGTTTTATAGTTCTTCCTCGGCGATAACCCAACATCTCTGTGCCGACAGGAAGATATAGATTGTTCTCACCGTTAGTATACCAACGAAGATTTTGTTCAGTTATTGCTGATCTACCATACATAGGATTTTTTTCACCAGCCATGTCTATCTGATCAATCCATCGTTGAAATGCTGGAGAAGCCGAGGTGTCTCCACCGTCACACTGTTCTATAACAAGATTGAACCACTCTTTAGATTCTACTATTCTGTTTTCTTTAGAAAAGTTTATAGCAAACTTTTTTGCTTCCTCTTTATCAGAAAACTCATATAGTTCTATTGTTTTTGGTGTGACTTTGTGTTTCTTGATGTGTGGAATCCACATCTTTCCTGATCCGTTGTAAGTATATGGATCTTGTTCTGTTTTACCAAAATACTTTAGCCCACAGTGGGGACATTGTTTGACATAGAGATAAATAGACATGCTGTTGCTCCTGTTTAGCGATAGTGTGGTTAGATGCGTCAACATCGTGAACCACATCTATTTATATAAATACTTCTAAACAATGTTTAGGAGTTTCCATGATTCGGTTTAAAGACATTAGAAGTCTACAAGAAGTCATGCAAAATGGCGTCAATGTAGGCGATGTTTTTCATGATGAACTTGGTAAAGATGTACCTAAAAAGGCCAAACATATTGGAATCCTTAAGAATGGCCATCACGTATATCAAAAACCATTGTCCACAAAAGAAAACACATACTATGTCGCTGACCCTAAAACAAACAAAGTTAACATAGCACTATCTACTAAAAAGTATAGAACCAAAGGTGCAGAGCATGTAGACTTTCTAGATGCAAACAAAGACTCCTTAGGTGCTGAACATCTATATCAACATCTAATCTTAAATCACAATAAAATACTAGCGTCAGGGAATCAATCCCATGGCGCTAGACGTGTTTGGGACAAAGCATCCAAGCATCCTAGCATTAACGTTCATGCATATGATCCTAAGTCTGATGAAGCAGTTCATCTTGATCCTAAAGATGATGAGAACTATGTCACTGATCGTGATGTTTATAATCTCAGAAACGACTGGAAAGCATCTCCTGATTCTGTATCAAAATCTTATGAAAAAGATTATGATGATCTAATGAAGCAGAAGCAGACCATGGCTGTCATGCATAAGAAATAATATAAATATAAAAAACAGGAGTTTCCATGCTACGTTTCAATGACTTTGTTGACCTTGAAGAAGGCGTTAATGATCCAGCAAAACTAAAAGCAATCTTTCTTGCTGGTGGTCCTGGTTCTGGCAAATCTTATGTGACAAAGAAAACCATGGGCGGCTTAGGCTTCAAAATGGTCAACTCAGATGATCTGTTTGAGAAGGGCATGAAAGAACATGGCTTGGATCCAACTATGCCTGAACATGAAACAGCAGAACGTGATGTAGTCAGAGCAAAAGCAAAAGACCTCACCAACAAGCGCCAGAAGCTATATCAACAAGGTAAGCTAGGTATGGTAATCGATGGTACTGGGAAAGATGCGGCCAAGATCAAGGCGCAGTCGGAGGCGCTACGCAATCAGGGATACGATACACATATGGTGTTCGTCAATACCTCGCTTCCAGTGGCTCAGCAGCGCAATATGGAGCGTGAACGATCATTGCCATCACATCACGTTGAACGTATGTGGAATCAAGTCCAGGACAACATCGGCCACTTTCAGGATCACTTCGGTAATGAGAACATGCATATTGTTGATAACAATAATGCCAGCGAGGATCTTCTCCACGGTGTTCACAAAACGATTCGCAAGATCGCTACAGGTCCAGTGAAAAATAGAGTCGGTCAGCAATGGATTAAATCTCAGCAACCAGGCGAGGTACCTCAAAAAACCACTTGACATTTTTTCTAATCCTTATATTATCAGTAATGTAGTAAATGATATATAAGGTGATTCGATATGAGTCGAGGCATACAAGTTGGTACTACAGCTTTTGATACTCTGTCTAAGTCTCTAGACAATACATGTAAGCTTGCTATCGATATTGTTGCCAAGAATCATCCACACCTGAAGTGTGTGAAACGTATGAGCAAGCAAAAGAAGATAGAGATATTCAAAACAGATAAAGTTATGGGTTTTGCTCCAGATGGTGGTGCTTGGTATAATAGTGATGGTACACTCGTAGCAGTCTTCGAAGCAAAGAAACAAGACATGCGAGGAAACGCTCAAGAGCGATGGGTTAAAAACGCAGACTTTGCGAAATGGCAATCTCAGAATGTCAAATACGTAACGTTTTGTTCTGGCTCTGGTGTTGTACCACATGGACCATTAGGCAGATTGGCCTCTCAGTATACTATTATGTATCCTAAAAACTTTAAGTTTCATATGTCCGAGCACGGTTTTACTTTAGATGAAATCGTTTCTATTATGGATAAAACACTATCACTATTGGAGATATGATGAAAGATTTGAAGCCACTTTTTCGTTGGGCTGGTGCTAAGACTAAAATGAAATCGAAGTATGGATCAGACTTCTGGCCAGGAAGTAAGTTTGATAGGTTTGTCGATCCGTTTTTTGGTACTGGTGCAGTCTGTATGTGGATCTTTGATCGATATCCCAACACAGAGTTCTTTGTGAACGATTATAACGAAGATATCATTAACATCTATAAACAGATCAAAACAAACAAGAAAGAGTTTCTTGAGGTGGTTGATCAGTATCAGTCTTTGTACATTTCGAAGAACAAAGAAGACAGAAAAACATTCTATTATGAACAACGTAACATTCATGCATATAATCATCTAAGCGACGCCGAGCGGGCTGGATTGCTATTTTCACTACTAAAAACATCTTTTAATGGCATATGGCAAATCAATAAGAACACTAACAACAAGTTTGGTACTCCATGTGGTCTACTGAACGAACGTGAAAAAATCTATGATGTTGATGTCATTAATGCCTTTCATATCTTTTCGCAGAACCTGAATCTACATTCAAACGATTTCGAAACCCTTGACAAATATGTCAATCAAGACACGTATGTGTTTCTTGATCCTCCATATCGCGATTGCTTTACGAAGTACACAAAAAATGCTTTTGATGATTATGATCAAGAACGTCTGTGCAATATGATGAACAATGCAGCGAATGCTGGCGCTTTTGTTGCGATGGCTAACAAGTATCATTATGACAACTTTTTCGAATCAAAACTGATCGATTCGTTTTCTCCTTTGCTTTTTGATGTGACATACACCGCAGGCCGAGGAGCCAAAGATGGTCAAAAGGTGAAAGTCACCGAATGTTTGATAAAAAACTTTTGATGCAAGCTTGACATTTTTATCGAATCAGCTATGATGAAAAAGTAGTCAGAGAGAGAAAGTGATTCGTTATGAATGCTAGTTCTAGTGTCATAAAGAAGATTATTCACATTAGCGAAAGGCCAAAGTGCGTCGTTGATGGTTGCAACAAAACTGGCCAACACTGTGGTCGATATCGAAAAGATGGATATCCAATCTTTCGGAAACGTTGCGCTAAATGTCATAGTAAACACACAGCAAGTCAGCATGGTCTCGATAATATCCTGCAGGTTATGGCAAAGAAAGCAGGGTTTGATAATGTAACTCAGTTTACGAACTCTTTTCATCCTTACCGTAAGTTTCGTAAAACTTATTGTGAAAACATCGACGGTCGATTGGGATTTACTTGCACGACCACGATCATCTGGGATGGTATGCTTGATGTCGATCACAAAGATGGCAATCCATCACACAACACTGAAGATAACTGTCAGACACTTTGCAAGTGCTGTCATGCATATAAAACAAATGTTGAAAAAGATTACATGTCTCCTGGTCGCAAGGCGCTTGGTATAAAAGGTTGACATTTTTATCGAATCAGCTATGATGAAAAAGTAGTCAGAGAGAGAAAGTGATTCGTTATGCCTCGTGGTGTTCCTAAAGCTGGGTTTCGTAAAACTTCTAAGGTCAAGATTCGCGATATCAGCGAAGTCAACATTCAAAAGATTGTCGAGACTGATGCTGAGATTTCAGAACGCATCCTCGAACGTTTTGATATTCTGGATGAAATGACTCATGCTGCGATCAAGGGTGATATTCGCGCTTTGATCGTATCTGGTCCTGCTGGTCTTGGTAAGTCTTTTACCGTAGAGGAAGCACTCAAAGGATGGGATGCTTCCGAAGAAAATCATACGATTGTTAAGGGTCATCTGAAAGCGCCATCTTTGTATCGCTTGCTCTTTCAACATAAAGATCAAGGCAAAGTTTTGGTTTTCGATGATGCCGATGCTATCTTCTTTGATGATATTTCACTCAATCTTCTTAAAGCTGCTTGTGACAGCAATAAAGTCCGTCGTATTAGTTACATGACGGAAGGTACTCTGATCGATGAAACCGATATGACTGTCATGCCCAAGAGTTTTGAGTTTGAAGGTACTATCATTTTCATTACCAATCTTGACTTTGATGCTATGATTGGCAAAGGCCACAAGTTGGCTCCTCATATGAACGCTATGATTTCTCGTTCGCATTATATCGATCTTACGATGAAGACTAAGCGTGACTATATGATCCGCATCAAGCAAGTCCTTGATAAGGGTATGCTTGATCGTGAAGGTATCGCAAAGGCCGCACAGGTCGATGTTGTGTCTTTCATTGAAACGCATCAAAACACCATGCGTGAACTTTCGCTGCGTATGGTTCTCAAGGTTGCAGGAATCCGCAACATGAACAGCCCCAAGTGGATGTCGATGGCGAAAGTCACCTG